AGATACAGCAGCATGGGCAAGGACTGGAACAACTGGTCCAACTGTCGGAGAAGTATTAACAAGAGCAGGACATAAGCTTAGAAGAGCAGATAAGAATAGAATTCAGGGCAAGATACAAATACACGAAAGATTAAAATTAAACGACAAAGGTCGACCAAAGCTTCAGATATTTCGTACTTGCCCAAACATTATTAGAGAATTACAATCAATACCGATTGATAAAACAAAACCAGAAGATGTAGATACTAAAGCATCAGACCATGCTTATGATGCTTTAAGATATTTAATTATGTCTAGACCTAGAAGTATTACATCTTATGAAAATATGCAACAACATAAAAGATGGATACCATCTGACCCAACCTTTGGATACTAAATAATATGATAGATAAAGAACTAAAAGAAACAATAATTAAAAGTTTACTAAGACACGCAGAAGGACACATAGAAAAACATTGTGCTAATATAGAAGTATATTTAACTAATCCTGTAGGTATAGGAGAGCATTCAGATATACTAGAAGCTATTCAAAAAGAATTAGCTATCATTGCTCAATATGAAGATGAAATAAATATATTGAGAAAGTATTTTAATTAATGCCTTTGTATACTTTTAAGAATTTAAAAACAAATGAACAATATGATGAGGTAATGTCATATGAAGATTTACAAGAATACTTAAAACAAAAAGATATAGAACAAGTATTTAAAATAAATATTTATAGATACTCTGATAATAATGGTATTAAAGACCAAGAATACTCTTGGTTAAGAGACCCTAAGATAGAAGGTAATGGAAAATTTGAACCTTATGGTAAGGTTAAAACAAAAGAAGACAATCATAATTATAAAGTTTTAAAAGATAAAAAACATTTTGGGGAGACTAAATGACAAAAAAGAAAATACGAATAAATACTAGAGCTACTAGAGAAATAGATAGATACCCAATGGTTGCTGTATACTGGCTCGATATTTGCTCGGACAGCTCATGGCAAAGTATGGAAGGTTGTAAGAAAGCAAAGCTACCTACTTGTGTAACACATGGTCATTTACTTACACAAACTAAAGGAGTTACAAGGATATTTGGAGATTATTCCTTATCAGATTCTGAAGATGGTAAAATTGATGAGATAGGTAATACCACGATTATACCTAATAGTGTTATCGTGGATATTAAGAAAATAGTTGACAAGTCGAATAAATAAGTGTATTATTATAGTTATCTACAAATAGTATAACAAAATAGGAATTGTATGGCAGTTGATGAAACTATGAATCCAGGAATGGATGAAGAAGAAAGATTAGAAGAATTAGCACCATTGGTGCTTGACATCAATTCTAAATTTGCTCAATGTACAGATAAAAGAACTGATGATGAAGATAGATGGTTACAAGCTTATCATAATTATCGTGGGAAGTATTATAAAGATATTCATTTTACTGAACATGAAAAGTCAAGAGTATTTGTTAAAGTTACTAAAACAAAAGTTCTAGCAGCTTATGGACAAATCATAGATGTATTATTTGGTACAGGAAAATTTCCATTAACAATTGAAGAGACAGTTGTACCTGAAGGTATAGATGAATATGCACACATGAATCCTATGAAGGAAGAAATGGGTGTTGACCAAATAGAACCTCAGATAGAAGGTAATTTAAATTACACTCCAACTCAAGAACCTAACATGAATAATAACATGGGATTAGGTTATCCAGGTGATGGAAATGATTTACAACCAGGAGCTACATTTAATAATTTAGGTGGAGTTAACTTAGGTGGACTACAAGAAGAATTTGAAGAAGCAGATTTATCTTCAGGACCATCTCCAGTTCCTGAGATGCCACAAATTAAACCTGCACAAATTGCAGCAAGAAGATTACATAAATTAATTGAAGACCAACTAGATGAGTCAGATGCTAATGTTGCATTACGAAGTGCAATATTTGAAGCTTGTTTATTAGGCACAGGAATTATAAAAGGACCTTTTACTTATAATAAAACATTACATCAATACTCACAAGGTGGTAATGGTAGAGAATATAATCCTACACAAGTTAAAGTTCCTAAAGTAGAATTTGTTAGCATATGGGATTTTTACCCAGACCCTAATGCTAGAACTATGGAAGAAGCAGAATATGTTATTCAAAGACATAGATTAAATAGACATCAGTTTAAAGATTTATTAAATAGACCTTTCTTTAATAAAGAAGCAATATATAAATGTTTAGAAATGGGTCCAAAGTATGATAAGAAAAGTTGGGAATCATCTATGGATACAGAAAATAATTCATTTGGTGAATTAGAAAAAAATAGATATGAAGTATTAGAATATTGGGGAACTATAGATGCAATGTCTGCTAGAGAAAATGGTTTAGACATTGATGAAGAGATAGAAGATTTTGAAGAAGTTCAAGTTAATATGTGGCTTAGTAATGGAAAGATTATTAGAATTGTAGAAAATCCTTTTACTCCATTTAGAATACCTTATCAATCTTTTTCTTATGAAGTAAATCCTTATCAATTTTTTGGTATAGGTGTTCCAGAAAATATGGATGATGCACAAGCTATTATGAATGGTCATGCAAGAATGGCAATTGATAACTTAGCATTAGCAGGTAATTTAGTTTTTGATATTGATGAATCAGCTTTAGTCAATAATCAAAACATGGAAGTCTATCCAGGAAAAATTTTTAAAAGACAAGCTGGTGTACCAGGTCAAGCAATCTATGGAATTAAGTTTCCTAATACTGCAAATGAAAATATGCAGATGTTTGATAAGTTCAGACAACTTGCAGATGAATCAACAGGTATACCTTCTTACTCACATGGTCAAACAGGAGTAACAGGTATGACTAGAACAGCATCAGGTATGTCAATGCTTATGGGTGCTGCATCTTTAAATATTAAAACAGTCATTAAAAATATTGATGACAGCTTAATTAAACCTTTAGGAGAATCTATGTTCCAATGGAATATGCAATTCTATGAAGGTGATTTACCAATCATGGGTGATTTTGAAATTAAAGCAACAGGTAGTTCTTCTTTAATGAGAAAAGAAGTTAGGTCTCAAAGACTTACTATGTTCTTACAAACAATTCAAAATCCATCTATTGCTCCATTCGTTAGAATATCAGAAGTTATAAAAGAGTTAGCATACTCTCTAGATTTAGACCCTGATGAAATAATTAATTCTAAAGATGAAGCAGAAATTTATGCTAAAATTATAGGATATCAAAATGCTCAACAAGGAACTAGCCAAGAAGCTCCTATCCCTGGTCAACAGCCAGGAATGGAAACACCTGGAGGAGTACCTGGACAAGGTGCAGAACCAAACAACTCAGGAAATGGCGAGGGGATTGACCCAACAAACAATCCAGCAATGCCAGGGGAGATGGCTTTTTCTGGACAGGTTGAAGAACCTTCCGAACCAAGTTAAGGAAATACTAAATAATAGTGTTGACTAAACACTTTTCTATTGTTATAATAAACAAACAAGGATAAAAAATATGTACACTAAGAAGAAAAAACCTATTAATATGGCTACAGGTGGACTTATGTCTATGCCACCATTTATTGCTAAACAAGAGGATGATAAAGATAAAGGTATTAGTCCTTATGATATTAATACTCCTGCAGAAGCAAGACAAGGTTTACCTTCTAGATTATTAGCTAAATCAAGAACAAGATTTAATAAAGGTGGAATCATGAATAGACAAAAATATAATAAAGGTGATGAAGCTATTAGACTTTTAAGAGATATTGATTTACCAGATGAATTAGAAGAAGCTCCAGCAGAAGGAGATATTCCTGGAGAAAAATATGCTGGTGGAAAATCTGCAAAAGATAAAATGATTGTAGATAAAATTGAAAGATTAGAAGCTGCAAAAAAAATGCAAACTGATTCTAGTATGATTGCAAAAATTAATAATGAAATTAAAAGTTTAGAATCAAAAGTTAGTACAAGAATTACAGCAGCAGATGGTGGCTATATGGATGAAAACAAAATAGCAGAAGAAACACCATTAGCTTTAAATATTGGTGGTGCTGTTAGAAGACCAGAAGAAAGAAGAGAATATCAAGCATATGCTGAAGGTGATATGGTAGAAGATGAATCTTTATTATCACCAATGGGTATGGAAGAAGAAGATGCAATAGCAGAAACTGATATGGAAATGACTGCTGAAGATGAGATGGAAGATGATATGGATTATGATTCAATATTAGATACATCAGCATTATCAGAAGAAGAAGAAACAGTATTAGATGAAGCAGTAGAAATGCATCCAGAATTAGAATCAATTATCCCAAAGATAGTTGCAACAGAATTTACAGAAGATGAATTAGTAGAAGGACCAGGAGATGGAACTTCAGATTCAATTCCAGCAATGTTATCAGATGGAGAATTTGTATTTACAGCCAAAGCAGTTAAGAATATTGGTGTAGACAAATTAAGAAAAATGATGAAACAAGCAGAAGAAAGTTATGATGCTGGACAAGTAAGCCAAGAAGAAGATGCTGCAGCAGTTGCAGAAACAGATTCTTTAATGGCATAACAGAATTTTTAGAGTGGTACTCTAAGAATAAACAAGCTACCTTTTAGAAATAAAAGCCCTTGTAGTTTTGTTTTCAATCAATAACCAAATTTTAGCTACCTTCACAGTTAAAGAAGCCCTAAAGGAGGACATATGAAAGAAGACGAAGGACAAACTAAGGAAGTCAAAGCGAATCCTTATAACAAAGAAAAATATTGGCATAAAGAAGAAGATATGCCAAAAACTTTTCGGAGTGCAGACGAAGGACCAGCAGATGCCAACACCGATATTAGTACAGGTTTTAACTATGCTACTAACAGTAATGTTAACCCAGATGTTAATACTGAATTAAATTCGGCTACTTCGGATAAGTCTTTACAGGAGTCAGCACTTAATACTGCTGATACTAAACCTTATTCAAAAGTTGACTACAAAAAAAGATATGACGACCTAAAACGATATTATGATAGGAAGTTAGGTGATTGGAATGCCAAAGAAGGAGACCTTAAAGCACAGCTTCAAGCAAACCGACCAAAGTATACTCCACCTAAATCTGAAGAAGAATTAAAAGTCTTCAAAGAAGAATATCCTGACATATATGGAGTTGTAGAAACTGTATCTCACTTGCAATCTCGTAATGAGATGACAAGTTTACAAGAAGAAGTTGAAGCTCTTAAGAAAAAGAATGATACTTTGGCAGCTCGTGAAGCTCAATTAGAGTTATCGAAACTTCATCCAGACTTTAATGATATTAAAGAATCAGATGATTTTCATAACTGGGCAGATGAACAGCCAATGGAAATTAAATCTTGGATTTATGAGAACAACAATAATGGTAAACTTGCAGCAAGAGCAGTCGACCTGTATAAGAAAGACCGAGGACTTGGATTAGATAAAAAAACTACTACTGAAAGAAAGCAACCTAATGTAGGTGCTGATTTGTTAGTTAAAACTAAAGAACAAATTGGACAACCAACAGGTGGACAGCAGACTTTCAATGTATCAGATATTAAGAATATGTCTGATGCTGAGTTTGAACAATATGAAAAAGATATTGTGACAGCTCAAAGAGAAGGTAGACTTTTTAATAAATAGTTTATTTTCTTATTTTATCAACAAGTAAACAAATAAAAAGGAAAAACAATTATGGCACACTTTTACGCAGCTGGTGCTAACTTTAATCCAGCTACAGCAGGTCAGGCAAACCAGTTTTGGGTTCCTGAAATCTACAGTAAAAAGGTTCAGATAGCATTCAGAAAAGCTTCTACAGTTGAAGCAATCTGTAATACTGATTACATGGGTGAAATTAAATCATTCGGTGATACAGTTAACATTGTTAAAGAACCACAAATCTCAACAGTAGCATACGACAGAGCAAAAGATATCTCTGCTAATGCTACTCTATTAACAGACGAAGAGTTAGTTCTAGTTATAGATAAAGCAAATGCATTTCAATTTGCAATCGATTCATTAGAAAAAAGATTCGGTCACATTAACTTTCAATCAATAGCTTCAGACAATGCAGCTTACAAATTGAAAGATGTAATGGATACTGAAGTTCTTTCTCATATGGATACAGAAGCTAGAACAGCAGGTACTGGAACA